CCCCAAAGGTACGAGGCACCCATGCGCTTGGCGATGCGGGCGATCACGCTGCCACGCTCCGGCGCTGCGGCGGATCTAGATCGAGCGCGCGTTGGCGCCCCCGCAGAACCCGCTCGTTGACCGTCTCGTCCAGATATTCGAGCAGTTCGGGCCACGCTTCGCAGGCACGCATCCAAGCGATGATGCCCATCTCGGCCTCGCCGGCAATGTAGCGAGCAACCTGGTCATCAACTTTGAGGCCGAACACGATCCGCATGTCGTCGGCGGTGAGGCCGCGATTGCGTTTCACCTGGCCGAGCGCGTTGCCGATATCGTCTAGAATATCGTTGCGGGCGCGTCCCGATGCGCGGAAACCGAGGAAATTCGGTGCGGACGCCATTATAGGGCCCTCCGTTCCGAGTGCGAAACGGAGCCTGTTGAGTGTTGAATGTCATTCGTTACCGAGGACCGCTGCCCATTGGTCGCTCCCCCGCCATCCTTTCTGGCGGCGGTCCTCGCACCCTCGGGAACGTGCGGCCAATCGCCCCACACGCCATTTGCGCGCAGATCGTCGGCCGCCTCAGCGATCAACCACAGAACATAGGCGCCGGCCGCGGTGAGCAGCGCGAAAAGAACGAGGCTCCCCCACGGCACGGTTACAAATCCGCTCGCAAGGGGCGCGCTTGGGCGACGAGTGCGAGGCTCATGCGGCTGCGTCTTGGCGCTGCTCAGCGGGAGGCTCAGGCAGCTCGATACCCATTTCCTTGGCCAACAGGCGCAAGTGGGCCAAACGCGATGATGGAATGCCGATGCTCCGCCAGCTGTGCACGGTGGAAGTCGGCGCCTCGATGGCCTTAGCGACAGCGGAAGTTCCGCCTAGCGCGTCGATCACCTGATCTGCGTATGTCTGCATTCGCTTCTAATGCGATAATCGGAAGTTCATCGCAAGCATTTTCTTCCGATAATCGCGATTGCGATATTCGCAGGGGCATGTCCAATGCTTCAATGGCAACGCGGGGGACACAGCAGCCGGAAGCGGTCGAGATATTCCGACGCTTGGATGAGCTCGGATTGAAGCAGCGCGACCTCGCGCGCGCACTCGACATCGAAGAGAACAAGGTTTCGAAGGCCAAGGCAGGCGAGCGGCTGCTGAAAGCCGGCGAGGTTCTGAAGGCTCGCGAATGGCTGTCCAACATCGAGCGCAACCGAGCTGCAGGGATACGGGATCAAGAGCCAGATCTCCCCGTCGCGCCGACAGCGCTGGCCTACGTGTCGATCGACATCATGCCGACTTACGCTGGCATGGGCGGCGGCGGCTCAGGAGAGGGCGACATCGAGCGCGCCCTGGTGCCGCGCTACCTGATCGAAAGTGTGTTCCGCGGTAAGCCCGGCGACTTCGTAATCATCCGCACGCGCGGCGACTCGATGTTCCCCGACTTCAACCACGACGACGAAATTCTCGTCGACAAGCGCGACCGCAATCCGGTGCAGCCTGGACCCTTCGCCGTGTGGGATGCGGAGGACGAAGCCTACGTCGTGAAGAACATCGAGAAGGTCGACGGCGGCCAGTTCCGCATTTTCTCGACCAACGAAAAGTACACGCCGCGCATCATCTCGCGCGAAGAGACGCACATCATCGGGAGGCCAGTATGGTACGGACGGCGGCTCTAGCTTTATCGCTGCTCGCATCGTCGGCCGTGTTGCACGCGGCGCCTGTTCCGACCGAGAAGGTCGGCAACTGGAACCTCTACGTCCAAACCGACGCGATGACGGACAAGAAGGTCTGCATCGCTGAGCCTGCCGCGAACCCGAACGTGCAATTCGCAAAGAACAGCATCGCCGTCACCTACACGGGTCGCGGCGGCTTACAGGGCTTCTACTACCGCATAGGAGAAGAGCCGGTTTCGTCAATTCAGATCTTGGAGCTCTGGCGGCCCAGCAATTCCGGCATTCTCGTGCTTTCCGACCAGGCGTTCGTCACGCGGGCGCTTCAGGCCGGGCGCTTGCGGATCAGGGCGCTGACCTATCTCAGCTCGATCCTCGATGATGATATTGACTTGAAGGATATTCCTTCGGTCCAAGAGGCCATGCGCCGAAATGGTTGCCCGTAGCATCGGAACTTATTTTCCGATTGTCGCAACTTTGATATTGACGATCTTCCGATAATCGCATAGTCGGAGTGCATGGACACTCCCCGCTTCACCCCCTCCCCAGCCGCCAAGCCCCCAGGCGGCAACTCGGCCTCTGCTCAAGCGCACGGCGGACGCGCTGCCGAAAAGTCCGCCACTATTCTCCCGCTGCACCGCGGCGCTCGCGTGCTGCAGACGACGATCGAGCGCCGCTATGCCGAGCAAGGCAAGCGCTTCGCCGACGAACAGATCGCCGATCTCGGGCGTGAATCGTTCGGCTCGCGTCCGCCGCTGTTCGAGCGGATCGCCGATGCGCTCGGAAGCCGCGACTTTTTCATTTTCTACTGCGGCATTTACGCGGGCTGCATTCTGACGGTTACACTCGCTCTCGTGTGGAGGGTCGGGCAATGACCGGCCTCCCCGCATGGTGCGCCACCCCCGAGGGCCGCGCGCTGGTCGAGCAGATCATCGCTGAGCAACCCGATTACTTCATCCGCTCCGGAGCGTGGATCGAAGGCGGCGGCGTTCGGCATTACACTGGCAAGGCCGTTGGCAAGCTGCGCGCGCTCTACAATCATCGCCGCGACCGGCTCATGCGTGAAGCGGATGCAGTCTGCGTCGCAGGAACGCCGTGGGAAGAGGCTGCGCGCTACTTCAACGAACTGCTGCGGTCGGAACAGCCCGACGCGCTGGTCGAGCGCGTGCTGCGCGAGAAAGCCGTTCCTTACACGCGCATGTCGATCGATCTGCGCGATGACGGCGGAAGGATCGCGGCATAATGGCCCTTCATCCGCTCTTCCAAGAGATTTGCGAGGCGCACGGTGCACCAAAGCTGCGCATGGCTCGCTGCCGCTGCGGCGAGACAAGGCCGTCGTCTGAGCGCGAAACCCTGTTCGGCTTCACGGACATGGGCCTCAATTCGGATTGGTCGCAAAAGAGCTGCCGTCACTGCGGCAAGTATGAAGTGGCCCATCATCCAGGCTGCTCGCAAGCTCAGCCCGACATGTACGAGCGGCATCAATTCGAGCCGCGCAACGAAGCCGCCGAGTTCGATACATTCTACTGCGGCTGCGACGGGTGGGACTGATGAACGCTCCGCACGCCACCATCCGCCCGCGGTCGCTCGACAACGTCCTAGCCGACGTGAAGGAAGCGCGGCGCGATTATGACGACGCGCTAGCCGACAAGCACGAGGACCGCGCCACAGAGGCCGAGACGCGCCTGGACGATCTGCGCGAGGAATTCGAGACGCGGCTGCTCGACGCGACCGGCCTCACCTTCGAAACGCTGATTAAGGCGCGCGAGGAGTGCCTGCTGTGAACGCGCTTCTATCCGGGCTTGGGCTCAGTGCTGAACAACGTGCGCTCCGTAAGGATGCCATCGGCGGCTCCGACGCTAACATCATCATGGGCGGCGACGAGAAGAAGCTGCTCCGGCTCTACCGTGAGAAGCGCGGCGAGACAGAGCCCGAGGATCTGAGCGACATTCTCGCCGTCCAGATGGGCAGCTTCACCGAGCCGTTCAACGCGGCCTGGTTTGAGAAGAACACAGGCTATGTCGTTACATGCCGAGGGCTGGCGATCGGTCCCGCGCACACCAAGGCTCGGCCCTATATGGCGTGCACGCTCGACGGCTACGTTGCCGAGGTTTTCAGCGGTCCCGATGGCGAGCAGGATGGACGCGAACTAGGCGTGTTCGAGGCCAAGCACTGCGGCACACGCTCGACAGATGCAGAGATTTTCGCGCGCTACGTCCCGCAGCTCACCCATAATTGCCTCGTGGCCGGCGAGCGCCGCGCGTGGCTGTCCGTGTTCAAGGGCAACGGCGATTGGGTCATGTTCGAGTACGAGCTCGACGATGTCTATGCCGAGCGGCTGCTCGCCGCCGAGGACGCGTTCTGGCTGGCGGTGCTGGACGGCGAGCCGCCGTGCGCCGTGCCCTCGGAGCCGACCCCTAAGCCCGTCGGCGTCGTCGAATACGACATGGCGACGAGCAACGCCTGGGCGGCATTTGCAGGCGAATATCTCGAGACGAAGCTGGCCGCCGATCGCCACGGCACGGCCAAGGACGAACTGAAAGCGCTCGTTCCAGCCGACGCCAGCAAGTGCTTCGGCCACGGAATCATCATCAAACGGGACAAGCGAGGCGCGCTCCGCTTCGCCGAAACAGGAGACGAAAATGGGTAAGGAAGTCGCCATCATTCAGCAGCCGCAGGTTCCTGCATTTAGCATGGGCGATATCGAGAAGGTCGCGACTGCGATCGCGCGCGGCGGGCTGTTCGGCAGCAAAGATCCTTATGCGGTGCTCACGCTCTGCATGTTGGCGCACGCGGAGGGACAGCATCCCGCAGTCGTGTTCCGCGACTATGACCTGATCCAAGGCAAGCCGGCGAAGAAGGCAGAGGCGATGCTTCGCGACTTCCTCGGCTCGGGCGGCACAGTGAAGTGGAACAGGCTCGACGATGAGTGCGCCGACGCCACGTTCAGCCATCCGCAGGGCGGCGAGGTCACGATCAACTGGACGCTCGCACGTGCCACCAAGGCAGGGCTTGGCGGAAAGGACATGTGGAAGAAGTATCCGCGGCAGATGCTCCGCTCGCGCGTCGTGAGCGAGGGCGTGCGCACCGTCTGCCCGAACGCCACGAGCGGCCTTTACGTGCCCGAGGAAGTGCGTGACTTTGGCAGCGATAGCACGCCGAGCGACACGCCCGCCACGCCGGAGCCGAAGAGGGCACGCGACCTGAAGGCTGAGCTGCCGAAGCCCGATGCCAAGCGCCAGAAGGCGGCCGATTGGGTCGCGTGGCTGAAGGAAGAAATTGAAGCGAGCGGCGGCGAGGTCGAAGCGGTGCGCGCGATCTTCAACGATGCTTCCCCCACGCTCGCGAAGTTGGAGAAGGAATTCCCTGACCTTCACGCGGAAGCGATGCAACTCGCGCCTGATCCCGACGAGCCGGAGCGCCCCACAGAGCAACCAGCCGACGTCAACGACGACGCCGGCGAACACCCCGGCAAAGCCATCGCCGACAAGATCATCGCCGAGATCAACTCTCCTGACACGAACGCGGTGATGGACGTCGTTGCGATCCTCAACCGCAGCGCGCTCGATATGCAGGCCATGCTCGACGAGGACGCGGTTCGCATCGAAGTCGCGGCGGACAAGAAGAAGAACGCGATCAGGGCGGCTCAGGCGAAGAGCAAGGAGACGGCGGAGTGACCAAGAAGATCGCCAAACTGACCGTTGAGCAGGAAGCCGAACTCCCGCGCTTCCGGCAGCGTTATCTCGACCTCGCGTGCAACGGCTCGCGGATCGAGCGTGAAGCGCTCGAAACCGCGCTTGCGGACGCATACACCGTCGTCGGAAAACCAGCGCCGCGCCTATTCATCTTCGACAGCCCCGCTGCGTGCATGATCGCGCTCAAAATTTTTGCGATGGGCGATCAGCCCGTCACAAAAATTTCGCTCAGGGACCAGCTCAGGGACCAGCTCTGGGGCCAGCTCGGGGGCCAGCTCTGGGGCCAGCTCGGGGGCCAGCTCGGGGGCCAGCTCGGGGACCAGCTCTGGGGCCAGCTCTGGGACCAGCTCGGGGGCCAGCTCTGGGACCAGCTCGGGGGCCAGCTCGGGGGCCAGCTCGGGGGCCAAAAAATTTACGATCCCCACTATCTGTGGGGATCGCAGGATCTCTACTGGATCGCGTGGGCGCGGTTCGCGCAGCACATCGGCGTCAAGCTCGAGCCGGAAACCGATCGCCGCCTCGGCATCATGGAGCGCATCGCCGAACAGTGCGAATGGTGGTGGCCGTACGAGAACATCGTTGTCGCGTGCCAGAAGCCAAGCGCTGTTCGCTGGGATGACCAGCGCCGCCTGCATGGCGAAAGCCGACCCGCGGTCGAGTATGCCGACGGCTACAGCCTCTACGCCTGGCATGGAGTCCGCGTGCCCGAGAAGTGGATCACCGAGAAGGCGATCACGCCGCACGAGGCGCTGACTTGGGAGAATATGGAGCAGCGCCGCGCGGCCTGCGAAATCCTCGGCTGGGCGACGATCTTGGATCAGCTCAAGGGCCGCACGATCGACCGTAATGACAATCCCGAGATCGGCGAGCTGATCCGGGTTTCGATTCCCGACATTGGCGAGGAGCAATTCCTCCGTGTGCGCTGCGGCACCGGCCGGGTGTTCGCGCTGCCTGTCCCGCCGGACATGAAAACCGCCGCTCAGGCGAACGCCTGGACCTACGGCTTCGACAATCCCGACGACTACCAACTGGAGATCAGGACATGACCAAGATTATCGAGACGCAAGCCGCGCAGGGCGACGTTATGTTCCGCCGCATCGATGCGCTTCCGGCCGACGCGCAGCCTCAGCAAGCGGTGAACGGTGCGTTCGTCGTCGCCCACAGCGAGACCGGCCACAACCACGTCGTCATGGAGCGCCCGACCGTGAAGATGTTCGCAGCGATGGACGAATTCCGCTCGTACCTCGTCGTCGATGACGAGCCCGCCAAAGTTGAGCATCAGCGCAGCTTTGACACGCACCAGGCGTTCGCGCTTGCGCCGGGCATTTGGGAAGTTCGCCGCCAGCGGGAATACACGCCTGAAGGCTTCCGAAGGGCTGCGGATTGATGGCTCGCACCAATCTCCGCATCATCGCGCCGGCCGATGAGGCGCTGGATATCGCCGCGCTCAACCGGGCCGACATCGAAAAGCGCGATTGGGCGGCGGTGCACGTCGCCGGCGACAGGCGCGCGCCAGTGTTTCTGCCCGACTCGGTCAAACGGTGGTGGCTGCGATAATGGCCTACGCTGCCCGCACCGACGTTCCTCTCGATCGCTCAGTCGTCGAGATAGTGAAGGTTCTCCGTAAGGCTGGGGCCGACCGCATAGCGCAAGCCGAGGAGCCTGGCCGCATCGCCGTTCAGTGCTTCCTCAACGATCGACTGCTGCGCTTCGCAATCGGTCTCCCCGACGGTCCCCAAGCGCGCCGCCAGCGTGGTCGTGCACTCTTGCTTGTCATCAAGGCCAAGATCGAAAGCATCGAATCGGGGGTGGAAACCTTCGATGAAGCCTTCCTCGCCAACATCGTCACGCCTGACGGGCGCACGATCGCGCAATGGGCCGTGCCGCAGATTGAACGCGCCTATATCGAGGGCAAGATGCCGACGCAGCTGCTCCTCGCGGACGGATCGGCGTGACCGAACCGCTCCTCTTGACCGAGGAGCAAGCAGCCGAGCGGCTGCTCATGCACCCGCGCACGCTCCGGAAGCTGAGGCAGGAGGGCGCGATTCGCTATGTCGCGCTCACCGGACGCAAGGTCGCATACAAGCCCGAGGACTGCATCGCCTACATCGAAAGCCGGTCGCGGCAGGAGCCAGCGGCGCCGCAACGCTCTCGCCCGGGTCGTTCCACTGGCAATCGCCGCGGCGGCAATATACTCACCTTCTCCGCTCGGCAGGGGATGCGTGGATGAGCGTCTATAGGCCCAAGGGCTCGCCCTACTTCCACTTCGACTTTCAGTTCAAAGGCAAGCGCTATTGCGGCTCGACAGGGCAGACGAGTCGCCGCGCGGCCGAGCAATATGAGGGTCGCGAGCGCCAGGCGGCTGCACTGCCAACGATGGCTAAGCCGCCGATCACGCTCGACGAAGCGTGCGGCCTGAGACAGGACTTTCTCGAGGAGCGCCCAAGCTGGCCGACTGTGCGGCCGATGCTGAAGGCGCTGTTGTCGATCGGCGCCAACCGGCTCCTCGCCGACATTCACCAGATCGACCTCATGCGGCACTTCGCCAAGCGGCGGAACGGCCGCAAGGACAGCAGCGTCAACCGCGAGATAGAGGAAGTCCGCGCAGTGTGGCGCACGGCGATGAAGGCGCGGTTCGACGTCGGCGAGATGCCTGATTGGGGCGCGCTGCTCTATGACGTGCCTGCGCAGCCGCCTCGGGAGCTTTCTTGGGCCGAAGAGGACAAGCTGCTGCCAGCGGTCCGCGCGGATCTCGCTGATGCCTGCATCATGGCGCTCCGCTCAGGCTGGCGGAAGCGAGAAGTGCTGAGCCTCCGTTGGAACGACGTCGACTTCGCCAATGCTGAGGCCGTCACGCGCATCAAGGGTGGCGCGATCGTTCGACGAGCTCTCACCGCGGAGATGATCGTGCTGATCGCCAATCAGCCGAAGGTCGGGCCCTTCGTGTTCACCTACATCTGCCAAAAGACGAAGAGTCGCTACCGCGACAAGCGCGGACGGCTCCAGCCGGCGAGGCAGAAAGGCGAGCGCTACCCGCTCACCGCGACGGTGCTGCGCGGGCCGTGGGCTGCGGCGAAGAAGGCGGCGGGCATCGAAGGTTTCCGCTTCCATGATCTCAGGCACACGGCGGGCACCAGGATCGTCCGCGCGACCGGCAACATCGCGCTCGCCAAGCGCGCGCTCGAGCACAAGTCTATCCGCTCGACTCTCCGCTACGCGCATGTCCTGAACGATGACGTTCGCAAGGGCTTGGATGCAGCGAACTCCCGAAATAGTCCCGAAGAGACGAAATCGGGTGGCTCAAAAGCGAGCCCGGGGTTGGCGGAAAACAGCGGAAAATCGCGTGCATAGAGCGCTTCCGTGTAAACGAGATGCTCTACCAGCTGAGCTAACCGCCCTGCCCTCGGAAATGGCGGCTTTTCGGCCAATTCTCAAGCTGCGTTTTGACCCCCAAACGGAACGGAGCGGAAACGCGCGGCATCTTGCGGGCATTCGAGTCCCGAAATAGTCCCGAAGCCTATGACTGATCCTCTCGCCGCCGACTGGCTCGACCGCATTAAGCAAACTATCGCCGTGGACCTCAGCCGCTTCATGAGCGCTGGCCTTCCACCGAAAGCGATCGTCGAGAAGCTGTTCGAAATTCCCGAGTTCCAGCAAGCGTTCGAGCTGCGGGCCAACGCGAGGCGCGACCGAACCGGAAAATGGGAGTTGGTGGACTAAGGCGCTGCTATCAAGGCCTTGACTTCAATACCCCTGAGTTACCAGCCAGCGTGTCGCGCCGGTGCCGTGCCACTGCATCTGCCGTTTGATCTGCGCGAACGCGGGATCGACGACACGGAACGCCTTGCGAATGCGGCAGATATGCACGTCGATTAGTTGCGATAGATCACCATCACGGTCGTAGCCGCACGCTTCGGCAAGAGCGATCCGATCGACCCAGGCACCGGCCGCTCTTGCCAGCGCGCCAACAATCAGCGCCTGCGACATCGTGAGCGTGACGGGCTTTCCCTTCCACCTGACTTCCGCGCCGCGAATTATTGTGAGATCGCCGAGCTGCAGGTTGTCGATCCTATGAAGATCAAATCCGCAGTTCGGGCATGTCAGGCAAGTCACGGCGCCAGCGCGACGCCGTGATAGAGGTTCATGGCTTAGGTTCATTGTTCGGATCGACGGCGTGCTGCCGGATCACCCAGCTAATCAGTTCGTCGAGTTGGATGGCTTGCTCTGTGGCGAGGAGGGCAGTGTCGACAGGAAGTCCGTTACCGGGCGCTTGAGCAGATCCTGCGGCGGGAGAGGAAACGCCGGGCACTGGCGCTGTTCCGCCAGCACCGGGATAGGCTGCACCTTGGGAGCCGTGGCGCAGGCGCTCAGCAAGAGCACGAGCAGCAGCAAGGCGTGCTTCATAGTCATGGGAAGTCCTTTCGTTGATGGAGCGCTGCTCAGCCTCGACGCGGGCCTTGTTGGCGGCGTCGGCCTGGCGGGCTTTCTCCGCAGCGGCGCGATAGTTGGCGACGGTCTGCGCAAGCACCGCGTCGTCGGCCTGCTTCTGGATGCTGACTGCGTGATCGAGTGTCTTGCCGTGCCAGTGCCAGCCCCACGCAAGCACTGCGACGATCATCCACACCCGCAGCGTCACCTTCGCGCAGAGGAAGCGCCACAGCCACGCCAGGACGGCCTTGAGGATCTTGCCGAGCGGCGAGAGCTTCAGGGCTAGGCCAGCGAGCCAGAGGGGCACTACAGCCGCTCGCGCACGGTGATGTCAGGATAGGCCTTGGCGTAGGCCTCGCTGACGTACTTGCCCGTCACCGACGAGCGATAGACGTACTTGGCCTTGCGCTTGAACACGTTGAGCAGCTTGCGGATCATGGTCAGTCTCCGTGAGTTTCCGGCCAGCCGTGCACATGCGCGAGTTCGTGCCGGGTGATGCGAGCGAACGTCGCGCTATCGGTGGTGAAGGGATCGGGCAGAGCGATCGTGTCGCCGCGGACGCAGCCCTCGAATACGAAGCCGCAGGGTGGCCGACCGCAGAGGGCGTCAATGTTCTCGCGTCCAAACGCGATCTTCATGCTGGCCTTGGGCGGCGCGCTGAACCGCCGCGGAGGCTCGCCGTCGTTCGTGTAGGTCGAATTGGCGGCCAGGTTCGGCCTCTGCACGACCGGCGGCGCGGGCTCGCACTGAACGGGTTGCGCTGCGGGTGCCGCGGATACGATCGCGGGCGCGAGGAGGGCGGTGAGGACGCTGCGGAGCATCACGGCACCGGAGACCCAGGCATCGCGGGCGGCATCGTCGGCGGCGCGCTTGGCGTGGCATTCGCCTTCGCTACGGCGATATCTTTGATGCCGATGAGCAGGCCGACGCCGCCGAGCACGCCGGTGTATCCCATGCCGAGCGCTGACCAATCGGGAACGGCACTCTTTACGATCAGCGCGTAGAGGAACGCGAACGTGTAAGCCGACGCAGCCTTGGCGCCGATGATCCGGCCCAAGTCCCAGCAGCCGTTCGGTCCCTTGAAGAGGTTGGCGATGAAGTTCTTCACGACTTCCTCGCGTCCAGCTCGTGCCCGCCCGGGGGAATCTTCCGCAGCGCAGCTATGGGAAGGTATTCACGCCGACACGGGGACCATTGGACCCACGCGAAGCCATCATCGTGCACTTCTTCGATCAGCCCGGCCCTGCGCGAGCCGAGAGCGCGGCGCACATAGTCGCCCTGCTCAATGTCCTTCACGGACTTGGCTGCGCTGAGGCGGCGGGCACGGTCGCTCACGGTCAAGAGAGCGCCTCCTTGGCGCGCGCGAGATAAGCTTCGCGACTGGCAAGCCCGTTTGTGCCGCCATTGATCTTCCGGGTGACGGCGAGAACGTCATCAGCATCGGCGCAGACGTTGATTCCGTGCGCTTTCCAGTAATGGCAGGCGATGCGTGCCGAGATGACGGGATCGGCCGCAAGTTCGGGCTCAACTTCAAGCGGCAGGCCGAGCGCCGCGCCGATACGCGCGTAGTTGGCGCGGCCCGTGAGCTGGAATATCCCGCGACCGGCATAGAGCCGCCCGTCACCAGCGCGGACGTTGCCGAGATCGGCGCGGCCCTCGTATCTCGCCTGCGCCGGCGTCGGCCCCCAAATCTCGTGGAGATACCGGAAGCCAGCCGTTTCGTGGCAGGCCTGCGCGAGGAAGTGCGCGAGCCGCAGGGGCGTGTCGATTCCGTATGCCGGGCAATTGCTGTCCAGCCCCGACGCGATGCCGTCGCCGGCCGCTCCGGTGTCTCGCGCGGCGACGCGATCAAGGAGGAGCTTGGTGCTCACCGGCTCGTCCTCGGCGCGCGATAGTCGGGCGCGGCAGCGTCAGCCTGGTCGATCAGATCATCGAACACTGCAGTCGATGCTGCAGGCGGGTAAGCGCGGCGCAGGATTTTCGAGACCTCACGCAACGCAGGGTTGGCGGGATCCATCTCGGCGAGCGCGTTAAGTAGAAGCGTGAACGCGTCTCTGTATTGTTCGAGCTCCTGCTCGACATGGCGAAGGCGGGCGTTGAACTTGGCCTCGATCTCGGCCTCGCGCGCGTCCATTCGAGCCGCTCTGATATCGAGACGCTTGGCGACGAATTCGATCATCCAGCGGACGAAGCGCAGCCCGGCCCATGCCCCGATGCCGCTGCCAATGCCGGGACCGGCCGCCGCAGCGATATCCACGGCGGCCGTCATCGAAAACGCCAATTCTGATGCGCAAAAGCTCTCACCCGCCTTACCCCGCCCGGTGGAGCCGTCACATTACGGGACGGTCGGGTTCATCGGTTAGGTTTGGGCTAAAGCGCCGCCATTGGCCTTCTTATTAAACTTGCGTTATTGATGCTGACGCTCGGGTTGGGAGGGCGCGGTGTTCGTAAATGCTTTGATTGGTGCCACGGCGTTTAGCGTAATGCTGGCGCTGGTTACGCTGATCGAATGGGCCACGCCAATCGGCACTTTCTCATTGCGGTCGCGCCTGCCCGGCTTCTTCTATTGGTTCGTCGGCCTGACGCTCGCGGCGCTGACGTTGATCGCGTTTCAGCGCGCATGGGCAACGGTCGGGATCAAACCCCTCGTGACGGTTCCTGTTGATCGACTAGGAGAGACGGCCTGCATTCTTGGCGGTCTCTTGCTCGCAGATTTCGTATCTTACTGGAATCATCGTTTCCAGCACCGTTTTCTGTGGTCGTTCCATTCAATGCACCATTCGCAAACCGACCTGCACGCTGCCAACGGATACGGGCATTTCACCGACAAGGGCTTTCGCTTTGTGCTTTTTGCGGTGCCGTTGAGCCTCATCCAGTTCGGCGGCCTCCATGTTCCCTTTGCGATCATGCTCATTCGCGAATTGCTCGAACGGTATATTCATTCACCGACGACGCTCCACATGGGTCAGCTGCGCTGGGTATTCGTCGACAACCGATTCCATCGCATCCACCATTCGATCGAACCTCAACATTTCGACCGGAATTTCGGGATCCTTTTTTCGTTTTGGGACAGGCTGTTCGGAACTGTCCACGAGCCCGCATCGGGAGAATGGCCGGCAACCGGCGTGATCGGCTACTCGCCGCCGAGGTCGCTGGCTGATAGCCTCATTTACCCCCTCCGCTTCGTTACATTAGGCTCATTCGGCGACCGCCTACGCTCGCGGCTGAGTCGAGCCACGCTGCCGCCTCCAGCTTAGCGATCCGGAAGTCGTTCGTTTCCACCCATGCGGCGGCGCTCAGTTTGGCGACGTCGAATCCTGCCGGTGGCTCGACGAATGCGGTGGCTGCCAGCTTGCTTACCTGAAAACCGGCTGTGGCGGCCTGACCTTTTATTTCGATCTGGAATTGGACCCACGCGGCGTTGCCACCGGTGACGCTGATATTTCCGCTACCGGTTCCGCTTGTCGCGATCGATTTGCTGCCAAAGGCCTGCCGGGTCGCGCTTGTCGCCGAGCCGCCATCGAGATCCTCTGTCCATCCCGAAGGAGTGGCAATCGCCGTATTCGCAGCGCAGGCGTCGAGGTAGAGCGCCAGCGCGTTGTCAGCGTCGGTATTGAAGCCGGTCGATGTATGGGTGGAAGTGCTGCCCGTCCCGGTCGTTCCGCTCACCGAAACGCCATTGTTCACGACATTGGCCGCGTCCGAATAATACGCAATCTGCGCGCTGCCAGCCACAGAGCCGGTCCACGTAAAGGTAGGAGCTCCCGCACTTTCGGCCGCGATCCACACTGACGCCGTGAAACTAGCGCCACTGTTGACCTGGCTTCCGACTTGCGACCAACCAGAAGTTGACGTGCTATGTGTAGCGTTGTTCTTTGTGCAGACTACGGCAACGAGGAGCCCATTTTGCCCGTCGACAGTCGGCTTGGCGGGGGCAAGGCTGGTCGCGCCGGCTGTTGCCGAAAGCGCGCCATTTGAGCGAAATGCAGGCCCGGCCATTTATGCGGCCTCTATGTAAGTCTCGGCGTTGTTGAAACTCGTTTGAGTCCACGCGCCACTAGTCGCGGGATCACTGGCAAAAATCGCGCCGCGCGGCTCATAGCCGCCATTATATGAGCGGCCCGCGCTGGATGAATTCGTACTGCTGGAGCGAACGCCCAGCTTGCCGTCCGTGACGGTTCCGCCACTTACACGACCGCGTGCGTTGATGATGAACGCGGCAATTCCATATCCGCCCGGAACCGTGATCGACGCCTTGGTTTGACCCATCTTGTTGCCGACTGTCGCGACGACTTCGGCAGTCGATTCGTCAAGCACCGTTTCGTTGATGTCTGTATAGGCGCCGGTCCCACCCGTGTTCGTTGCGCTGTTACCGTTGAGCGATGCCGGCATCAGATGCGCATCGCGGATATCGTAGTCAGCGCACATGACCTGTGACCAATAGCTCGCGCTGTTGCCAACTCCCATGAGCCGGAATTCGTCGACCGCGGCCGCGCCATTGGTCGGGACCGTGCTGCTGTTGGCAACCGACGTCCCAGCAACGAAAATCTCAAAGCTGGAATTGGGCGTTAGGTGGATGACGACCGTGTTGAGCGCGGTGGAGATGGTGAAGGTCGAGCCCCAATCGACCCATGCCGACGAGCCGCTGTTCCAATACTGGAATTTGTAGGTGGTGCCACTCGAGAGGAACAAGCGATAAGCGTTGGCGCTGGCGTTGAGCATCAGGAGGGAGGCAGTCGATACCGTGTTCTGCGGAAATGTGTCGCCTCGGAAGTAGAAGCTCCCGGTCAGCGAGGTCGAACCGTCGAGGAAGGGCTGCTTGATCTGCGCATAATCGGTTGTGTTAGGAATGAGGATGGAATTCGCGACATAGGCGCTGTCGAACTTGCCAGCTGTCGTGCTCTCGACGACACTGGTGCTGGTGCGGAACGCCCCAGCTAGGCTATTCACTCCGAAGTATCGCGCGGTCATCTGTCGCCCCCTAAGTTGTGACGTCGCCGAGCACATCGAACGTGTTGGTTCCGACGCACTCGATCTCGAAAACTGCATATTGGCCGGCGCTTTTGAGCGCGCCGCCGCGACTGTTAAGTGTAACGCTGCTTGGCGCTATCGTGACTTGTCCCGCGCCAGCCGCCGTAAAGCGCGCCCTGTCGCCTGGGCTGAAGCCATGCGACGTGTTGACGGTCAGCGTGATCGCCGAGCCACTGGTGAAACGGGCATGGCCCCAAATATCCGCCGAACTGAGCGTGTAGGTCGTTCCCGATGCGGTGCTGACCAAAAGCTGGCGGATTGCATTGGTGCTCAGATCCGCCGCTGTGCCGAGCCCGAGAAGCGTCTTGACCTGCGCGGCGGTCAGCTCCTCGATCGCGCCCGTGCTCGCCGACACGCGCCCGAGCAGACGGTTCGTCGCCATCGTCCATGCGCTGCTCGATATTGCACCGCCGCCGCCAGTCAGCCCGTCGAGGTAGGCCGCAAGAGCATTGGCCTCCGTCGTCCAGCTGGCGAGCGCAGCAACCCATGCGTCGGCCAGGTTGGAGAAGGTTGCGGGCGCGTCTGACCTAGATGGTGCAGTCGGAAGAGCGTTGATTACAGGGGCTGGCATCTGTCTCTCCGATTAAGTCTTGATCGCGTAGAGCAAGGCGATGTTGCGCGGCCGCGTTTCGCTGCCGCCCGTCGAGCCCGTGTCAACGGTGAGGCTGGCGACTCCGACAGCATTCTCGATACACGAGCCGCCACCGCCAGCATCGCTGTACGGGACAGTATGCGTGTGAGCTTTAAAGTCGTCGGACTGCGCTGAACCGAAGGAGCGCCCGCTATCGACGCCCCTGCCATGATCCCAGCCGCGGACGAACTCGCCGCGAAGGTTGGGCACATTGAACGTCGTCGAGCCGTCGCCCGTGCCGAACGTTGTCCCGATCGCCGTGAAAAGGGCCGAGTAGGTCGTTCGCGAAACCGCTGCGCCGTCGCATTCGAGCCAGCCGGTCGGTGCGCTATTCATTGCGAAGGACATGACCGCACCGGAGGGAACGACTAGGGGATCAAGGCCTAGAGCGGTGCGCGCGCCGGCTGCTGTCGAAGATCCAGTGCCGCCGTCAGCAACAGCAACGTCCGTGCCGCCAGCGCGATAGACGCCATTGCCCTCAATCGCGATGTCGCCAGCGCCAGTGCGAGTGAGCGTCGTGTCGCTGGCATGGCCGAGATTGATGGCCGTGAATTGCGGAGAGTCGCCGGTTCCGACGCCAAGCGTGTTGCGCTGAGCGTTGGCGTCGGCATCATCGACCAGCGCCCTGCCCGCCGCCGTGAAGTCCGCGAGCGCCGCCGTTCCCGAGCCCGTGAAATAGGGCAGCTTGTTAGCGGCCGAGACGAGCCCGGCGAGAGCGGCAAGCTCAGCATCGGCTCCAGAGACGCCAAGAGACGCGCCGAACGCAGCGGCATAGGCCGACCAGGCGTTGAGCTGGTCGTCGAGCGTTGCCATCCACGCGACAAAGGCGTCGGCGGCGGCAATGAAGTCGTCATTGCTCATCGAACGCGTGGGCGCAGTCGGGGCGGTGGTGATCGTCGGCCAAGGCATCAGGTCAGCCCCTCAATCTGCAGGTTGCAGTAAGATTTGTACGGGCCCGGAATCTCGATCGACCAATCCTTGTAGAAGCCGAAGATCGAGAGCGCGGCATAGCCGCCGTCGGCGTTGAACACGCATGGCGTGGCGCGGATCGTCGCGAGGAACGCCGCCGCAGCGTCGATCTTCGCATTGTCCATCCAGACCTTGTAATTCGCCTTCTTGGAGAAGGGCCGCTCGACGATCGTCCAGTTGCCGAAGTCGTCGACGACCTTGCGCGAATAGTCCTGAATCCCGACGCTCGCGCCATACACCGCGGCGCCGATGAACAGCGATTGCCCGACGACTAGCGTGCCAATCCTGACCGTGCTGCCCGTGGCGGTGGCGATGACGCGAATGAGCGGGTCGCCGTTCACCGGCAGATCGGTGACGACCAGATCGCCCTTCCGAACGATTGGCTCGAAAAAGTAGTCGTACCAGTTGTTGACGCCGCTGTCGGAGGTCAGGTTGAACGTCTGATCGTAGATCGTGCCGTCGGCCACGGTGGAAGCGATGATCTCGACCGTATCGGCGGCGATGTTGAGCAGCGAAACGGCGTTCGCTCGGCCCGTCACCTGGATTGAGACGTCGATCGAAGTGGTGTTGGACGATTGCGTCGAGTTCGACAGGTCGAACATGCGCCAGCGCCGATCATATCCCAAGTCCAGCCACCACGCCGCGTCGCTCAGTGCGTGGCCAGTGTTCGAGTTCTGGAGGCTTTCATATTCATGATGGTCGGTGCCGACGACCGTGTTCCCGAGGGCGTAGGTCGTGGCTGCGTTATAGAGCGCATAGTCAGCCGTATCGCTGATGTTCGAAGCGGTCAGCGACGTGTCGGTGACGGCAAATGAGCGAACGATCTCCATCAGGGCGCCGCCGTCGTATAGAGGGGAGTGTCGGTCTCGCCGCGCACGAGCAGCCCGTCGCCGTCGAACCGCTTCCACAGCCGGTTCATGTCGGTGAGGTTCTGGATGATCGTCGCATTCTGCTGAATGATCGTCTCATTCTGCTGCGCGAGCTGGTCTGTGGTGGCGGTCGGTGCTGCCGAGCTCGTGGACGGCGCTGTGCCCGCGGGCTGAGCGACGGGCGCCGTTGTCAGGGCCGAGGCCGTCGCCGCTGTGTTGCTGCTGATCTGCTGAAGGATCGTGGTCGCGTTCTTGAGCGCGTCGAGCTGCAGCTGCGCGTAGTCGGCCGCATCCTCTGACGCTGCGATGCCGCTGTCGACCCCGCGCGCCACCATCGCCACGTCGCGGAGGTACTGTTGCAGCGACGAAGCGTTGTTCTTCGCTGCGGTGAGGAAGTCCTTGCCGCTCTGCTCGAGGCCGCCCAGCGCCGTCGCATCGCCGGTTGCGGCGAGATTGGCCGCGGCAATGAACTTGGCCTTTAGCGTCTGGTAGGCGTTGCCCTGCGTCGCATCGTTCGCGAACAGCGTGTCACGGTACTTCTTGAGGCTCGCAGCGAAGGAATTGAACTTGTCGATCGTCTGCTGAAGTCCGTCGATCGTCGTCTTGTTCACTTGCTCGAAGTAGCTCAGCACCTTGTCGAAGGCGGGCGCGACAGCGAGCAGCGAGGCGTACATTTGCCGCCCCGCGTCGGTGGTAAGGTCGAGGCCAAGCACGAGGTTCTTGAACTGCTCTCGGGTCGTCACGTTGGCGACGCCAAGGCGCTGCATCTCCTCGATGACCGAGGACTGCACCGGAGCGATCTGCTCGGCCTGGGTCAGGAACTTGTCGCGGAAGGAATCGGTCGCGGAGATGAAGTCGTCGAGACCGCCGAACAGCTGCACCAGCGCATCGCGCGCGGTGATCGAGCCAACCCCGACCGCGCCGAAGTCCTTGCCGATCGACTTCAACTCGACATCAACCGCCTCATATTCTTTGGCGACTCGGGTGAACGTCTCGAACAGGCCCTCGCCGACCTTCTGCATGTCCTTGAGTGACGGAAGCAGCTGGCCGGCCATCTGATCGCCGATCGAGGAGAAGATCGCGTTGAGCTGATCCTCGATCCCCTTCGCATCCAGATCCTTGAAGCTGATCTTGCCGATGTTGATCTGGAAGCCGTCGAGCATGGCCTTGGCCCCATCGAGGCCAATGACCTTGGCGGCCGTGACGAGACCATTTTCGAGGCTGGCGATGACGCTCTGAACCGCGGCGGTGATCTGCGGATCGAGCGCTCCGGTGGTCGTGATGTAGCTGGTTTTTGTGCCGCCGCCGATGCCGAGGAAGCCGCTCTTCTTCTTGATCTGCTCGACGATCTGATAGCTGCTGCCGCTGATGCCGCTGGCGATGACGTTGCCGACAGTGGTAGCAGCGAGCGTGATCCCGGCATCGAAGAGGCTCCGCGTCGTCGACGAAGAGAACAGCCCGAGGAAGCCGCTACTGCCGGTGGAACCGAGCTTCAGACTGGACGTGTCGAACAGGCTTCCCGAGACGCTAATCTGCTTGGCAACGGTAGCAGCCATTGCGCCGATGGAAAGATCGATCGAGCGCAGCGCC